TGTGAATCACTTTGTTCTAATACTTTGTCGTAACCATTTACGGCGGCATCTATAATTGCCTTTCTCATGTCATCATGAAGTCTCTCTGTTGCCGAAGGCAATCCCTGTTGCCCAGGCAATTCTCCATCTACCTGTGCATCCACATCAATTATTACTGGTGGCAGTGGTTTGGGAGCATCTATTCTTTTATAAGTAAACTCCTCACCCTCATGCAACTCTAGAGTTTTAATTGCATATTTTTCGTGACTACAATCACAATATTTTTGTCCTAGTCCATCATAAACAGACCAGTAGGGGTAGTGTGGCATAAAGTTATTTTAGAATAATATGAAACAAATGTCAAGAATTGATTATGTCGTCCCAATCAAAATCTTCTACACTTTCTGCCTGAGTTAATTGTCTTGCGGCCTTAGCATTATTATATCCTATTGCCTGCAAGAATCCCCATGCAGTAGTCTCGTCATCAGATCTTAATGAACGTATGGAATCTGCTCCATTTATATAGTGGTTTATTTTAGGTGTATTCTGTTGAATAAGATCATTCATTTCACTCTCTGCGTCTACAATCGCAGTATCATAGGCTCCACAATCGCCTGGGATTGCACCAGCTGGAGGGGTTCCTGTATATCCTATCGCAGTGGTGTTAGTTCCAATACCAGTTATTACAAGTGTTTGACCTAAAGTTGCGTGTGTGGTGTTTACATCTCCATCTGCATTACGAGTCGTAATGGTTGGCCATTGGAATGTGCCTTGGTAATATTCTACCCTACCAGCACCCACTAATGGTTCTGGTTCATCCAATATTTCTCTCCACTTAGCAACAATATTTGGATCTCCGTTATTTGTTAGTTCTAGTCTGTGACCCTTTCCTATGTTAGCACCTTGTGCTATACCAATTTCAACTGGGTCTATAGGATTCTTGGCGGATTCAAAGTCTATATTTGTTATATCGCCTGGTCTGATAACTAGGAAAGCACTACCAATGCCTGGCGACACAGGTTGGGCACTGAGTTCTGCAAAATAATATCCCGACACAATACCAACATAAAATGATGTTCCTATTTCTCTATCAATACTTCCAGTAACTACCTGACTCAAGGTTGCAAAATCAAATACCACCTCTACACCTGTTGTTACACCTGTTACTGAATCGAATACAGTTGTCATACCAACAGCAGTACCGAATCCAGTAATTGTAGTTCCAGCAGCAATAACACCAGCACCAGATTTTAAAGCATCTCCATATACTTCATCTCCAATACTAAATGATGTTATAAATCCTATCTTTTCATCTCCATATAATTTGTTATCTCCAGATGTGCAAAAACCACTTACAGGATAATTATATGCGGCATACTGAGTTAATCCAAATCCAGTAATAGAAGTTGCTGCTCCCGCCGTGAATACTGTTGGGTCATCAAGACTATCTGTTATAAAGTCTCCTGTCTGAATACCAGCCTTACCTGTAGTAAATCCAGCCAAGGTTTCTGCATCAGAGTCAAGTAGAATTAAGGCACTACTACCCATGTTAGCATCAGCCTTATCAAGTGTTTCTACAACATTTGCTCCATACTCCATATTCTTTGGAAACTTATAGAACTTTGCTCCGTAGTATCCTAAAAATCTAAATGTGTTTGCATCTTTCTGAACTTGATAGGTTATAGCTGGTTGTTTATTATTATTATAATATTTTTTTTCACTAGTCTGAACTTGTACCCATGCTAGGTCACTCCTACATCCATGAGATATTCTATCCAGATATGCTTTTTGAACAGCATTTATCTTTACATTGATTGGGTCAATCAGGGGTGGTAATTTTTTATCTAATTTAATTATTAATTCATCATATTCATCTATTTTTACATCAGTTAGGGCTAATTGTTCCGCAAGAGCAGTTGTTTCGGTCTTAGTTGTCTCCCGATCTTCTCTTATTCTTTTAGCAATTATTTTTGGGTCTATCATTCTGTAGCTCCTTCGTATTCTGTTACCAGTTTCTTCACATCTTTACGTTCAGCATATACTATGTAACTGCATCTAATCGTGTGTGTATTGAAACCATGTGGATTCACTAATATACTTGTTTTATCTTTCATTCTAGCAATAGCATAACATAAATTTTGATGAGATCCAATGGGTGTTAAGTGAACTGTTATAGTTCTATCATCTACAAGGTCTTTCCAATAATCAGGAAGTTCTATCTCATTAGTTCCTTGCAACTCTCCTCTAAAATATACACCTATTTCTGGGCCTTCTAAACAAGAGTATCTCAACCTATGTGGGAACTCTTTACTTGGGTGTGGTATATCAAAGAACTTAAATGGTGCAGCAACACTACCAAATTCTCCTCTAGCCGCTCTGATAGTAGCACATGATATATTGCCACCACACAGAATTTTACCGTTAACAATAGATGCTCCCATTGTAGTTGTGCTACCATTGAATACTGATGGTGCATTTCCTAGATTGAGAGCATTCTTAGTATTGATGCCGTTGGTTATACTAGCTGAGTTTCTAATCGTAACTCCAAACTTTGTGCATAATCCTGTAAAATTACTGACCGCAATAACATTTAATATACCAAAAATATTTGCTACACCCTTTACTTCTAGACTGACAGGTACAGGAAGATTTATAGGAGGACCTATCATAACTCCAGCAGTAGGAACTGGTACGCCCGCACCAAAGTAAGCGGGACCATTAGCAACAAATGTGCCTGGAAGAATTGGTACGCCTGGTAAAAATGATACGTCTAATGCTCCAACGACAGCCTTGTCGCCTATCATTTGTATCGAACTAGTTACTGCCATCTATAAGAAGTCCTTAAATCTCTCGCCAAGTTGAAGTATCATTCCTAAGAAACCACCCTGTTTCGCATCTGATTGAGTTCCCAGATTTATTTCAACTCCAGCATGATTCTTAATAAAGTTGCCACCCATACTCAAAGTTCCTACAGCCAAAACATTTACAGTTTCGCCACTCAGGTTTTGAATTGGTGATAGTACAGAAAACTGATTATTAGCAATCACAGTGACTTCCTCAGTCGCCTGTATTCTTACATTCCTACCTTTTAATACTATATCTCCAGCCTGTGCATCCAGAACTATATGACCATACTTAGCCGCAATCACCTTGGCTCTGTCACCTTCCTTAGTTCTTAACCCTACAGTTTCATAAGAAGTACCATTGCAAACTAATTTATGCAATCCACTTTTATAAAATGCCTGGCCTTGAATTTCATCAGTTACTAGTGCATAGTCAATTGTTTCCCCTTTCAAATCACCTTTAGTGACCTCAAATCCAGAACTGACTCTGAATCCAGGCACGTTTTTATAGTATTGTTTACTATCGGGTTTTTGTAAGTTTTCGTCAGCCACTAGTATCCTCCTCCATAGCCACCGCCACCGCTGGATCCTCCGCCCCCACTTGGTCCAGAAGACCCAGTGTTACCAGTATTATCAGTAGGAGGAGTAGGGTTAGATTGTTGAGTTGGTTGCTGAGTCGTTTGTTGAGGTTCAACTTGCTGAGTTGAAGTAGTATCACTTGTTGTAGACTGACTCGTTGTAGTGGTGTCGGAAACATTTGTCTGTTGTGTTGATGGTGTAGTTGTCGTTGATTGTGTATAAGTCACTGGAGCAGGCTGGCCCAAACTTTCTTCTCTTGTGTTATATATCGTAGCATGAGGTATATTTGTATGAGTAGGACCTACCATTTTCACGCCTGTTGATGGATGAACATGGAAATCACCGTAGTAAGGATTGCCATTGACCCAACCAACTTGTGTCTTTCCTATACTATACACGCAATCTACAACTTTGACATATAAATTACCACCCGCTCTAGCACCATCGGGAACTGTTACTCCACCACCAAATCCACCATCTGTGGTAGGTGCTGCACCACTATCCGCAACAAAGTCAGGACTATAAGACATAATTGGAATTAAACCCGCTCCCCTTCCAGTTTTTGTGAGTATTGTAACTGGAGGCACAATTTTATGTTTGTCTTGACAATTTATATTATTGATTCCAACAATAGATCCAGCTGGAGTAAGAACTAAATCAAATTCACAAGTTCCAACCACACCCCTATCTCCAGAAGTATATCCTATGCCAGGCCTGTAAGGAATCAAACTCGTGACAATACCAACGGCTTCACTACCTATTCCAGACACTCCTCTAGTAGTAAAGTTATAAGTATCTGTTCTTGCCATACCAGCAAAAGCATTATCTGCAAGGTCTTTGAACGATCCCTCAGACATTGATATATGATATTCTGTGTTAGATCTTAAATTACTCTTTGGATCAACTTGTATGATTCTATCAGACAAGAATGTTATTCTATTATCTTTTACATTTATTCTTTCATGTACAACATTGCTTGTTGACTCTGTTATAACAACCTCACCCTCTCCTTTCACTATTGGTTCATTGAATGTGATTGAAAGAGAAACAGAAGTCTCAACACCAACTGCATTATCGGCTGGAGTGGTAAATGTAATGAATGGTGCTTCTTCGTCTGGAGATTCTGTTACAGGATACTTTGGAGGAATTACATTAGTTGATGTGCAATATCCACTTCCAGTCTGTAACATGAAGATATCAACAATAGATCCATTCTCATCTAATATTGCTTCAGCTTTCGCACCTCCACCATTACGAGTCTTATCTACTATAGTGATAAATGGAGGTGCTGTATAGTTTCTGCCTGGTTCAAGAATTTCCAATGTCAATATACTACCATCTATTGATGATACAATAGGTAGTAATATTGCAGTTTTTGTTCCATCACCATAAACTTGTACTTGTGGAGGAATACATTCACTCCATATAAAGCCTGGTGGAACGCCTGGTCCTAAATCATCTTGAGTCTGAGGATTTTGAGTTCTATTATTGCAATCAAAGAATTCTGGTAATCCTCCACCCAACATACTGAGTAGAGAGAATTTTGCTCTAGCATCATAAACTCCTAGACCAGAAGCTACATCTCCAGAGAAACCAGCATCATCAGAGAGTTCGTCTATTTTCTGGAATATCTCTGTATCTTCTAGTACTGTTTTCATCTTAACAGCTGGTTTTAGGTTTAGACCCATGCCCTGTGTCCAATCTTCATACTCCTTACATGTCAAATTAGTACAATCAAGGAATGATAATAACATATCAACATAACTACTAACTTTACCCAAGAGACCAGCAACACTACCCAAAGCACCAGTCAACCAATCTAATCCATCTAATACTGGTTTAAGTGCTTTCTTTATACCATCATGAATACTCGCTAAAAGATTACCAACCATTTGTTCTATGGCACATACTGTAGGGTTTATTGCCTTACCGACCATACCTAATAACATATCCTTTATCGTTCCCAACAAGTCTTCCCAACTGGTATTAAACAAACAAAAAATAATATCTATAATTTTTTCTAAAGCTTTAGATACAAAAGGTTTCTGAGGTTCTGGTATAATTAATGCTTGTAATTTTTTGAATACCTTCGACAGAAGTTTCATTACTTTTTTTCTAATCTTATTAATTATTGCCTTCATTGCGCCACTAATAATCTTAGAGACTTTATTCACCATCTGCTTTATATCTCCTATGAGATTTTGAGCAGCATCAATATAAACTTCTGCAAATTCTGTTAATGAGTTTACTGTTGTTAAAAAACTTCCTATTGCATTTGCTATCTCTCCCAGTGCATCATCTTTACAACCATCACTCATAGAGTGAGGTCCCAACTGCGTGTTACTAAAAGCTATGGTTGCTGCATCTTCAGTTAAACCACCTTCTTTACCTTCACCCTCTTCTTCTATTTCACCATGTTTGTTGTCAGCATTATCACTAGGAGTTCCAGCAGTTTGTTCCTTTATCGATTCTTGATTAGTTGCTTGATTGGGAAATATTTTTCCACTTTGAACACCAAATGCTCCACTCTCTGCATCAGTGTCTAATACTACGTTCGTAGGTCCTTTAGAGTTTATCGACCTAGGTAAAGCACCAAAGATGACTGGTTGTTGTGCTTCCTCACCATCCATGAAGAAACCAAAGACAGTCTCTCCACCAACCATACTTGAACTTTCACCCAAACATCCTTGACCAGCACCCTTTGAGGCATCCACCAAGACATGAGCCCAAGGTAAATCACTGCTAGGCAATACTGCCTCCTCAAAAGGATGATACCCAATTATTCTTACTTTACATCTAAATGACCAACCCTCTCTTATATCAGTAGATTCATCTCTCCAGTGTTCTGGAGGGGCAACCATGCCAATCCACCAGACAAATCCGTCTCGGCCAACAAAGTTGGTCTGTAAAAGAGCGCTGTCTAACATTAGTCGTCATACACCAAACATTCTGGTTCGTCAGGGTGCATGTCGCAGAATAGTTCTAAAGCGTTGGGGTCATGATGATCTCCAGCTTCAATCTCTTCTTTATGATGTTCTGCATATTCTTCTAGTTCATGCAATTCTTCCTTAGCATGTCTGCGTGCTGCAGGGCTTGCTAGAGGATCTTCTGCAATCTTCTTGTCTTTTTCAATGTGTTTTTCTATACTTTCCATAGGTTCTCCTATTGTATTCCATATGAATCTCGTACGAGATTTAAAGATGTGATGTTTTGTCCCTCGTTAAGATTGAAATGATGTCTCAAACTACGAATTAAATAAAATCCACTGATATTCTGATCTGCACGTTTATATGAAGATCCTTCGGATTCGTTAGGTCCTGTCTGTGGAAAAATGAGCCTGATTGGTTTTCCGACTCTCAAATTTATGTTACATGGTATAACTATATTTAGGCTCTGTTGGAACAGCAAGGAATATCTAGAGAATGATTTAGCCATATCACTAGGAGTTCTTCCAGATCCCTCTGACTCTTCTTCACTAGTGTTTCTAAACTCTCCTTCTATTTTATCCCACATTCCACTATCTCCTACTCTTACCAATAACCTTGAGGCATATTTCGTGACATCCCCCTCTGGGATTGTAACTGAGTCACCAGCAGTTTTCACATTAGCTTCATCTATCTCTTTTTTAAGATTGTATTGTATGGCTTTCACTTTCCAGTCTAACGGATTATAAAAATAAGTCAAGTTGGAGTATAATCCGACCCTTAAATTTTTCTGAAGATTAGTAGTCTTATCTGTAAAAGCATGAATTATCTGTTTTTCGTTGTCACTCTGCTCTGTACTAATAACTGATGAAAATGTATATGTTTCTACTCCATACTCTGAAGCCAATTTATCTATTGTTGTATCATCTGGATATTCAACTTGAGTTGCATCAACCATTCTATCAACAGATCTGAAATTATATCCATCATAATTTTCATAGAAGCAAAATCCAGCAGTTCCTTTCGCTTCATTACCAGCGTCTCCCTTTACACCCTCTGTGCTTGGTATTGCTTTAGGGCACAACCAAGTACAAGTATAAAATGGTTTTCTGTTATTACCTATGAATCCATAAGAAGTGGTTGAGTCCTCAATTAAAGCTATTCTCTCTGGCTTTATCTCCATCACCTGTTCTAATATAGTTCTTATATGTGAACTTATTGGTCTCTTTGGAAATCTTACTTGACATCTCGCTGTTTCGTTGGTCAGATTACCTAGAGTACAAAGTTTGAGTGTAAATATTTCCTGTCCCTCATTTTGAGTTAGTCCTTCGATACCAAGAACATATAGTTCATTTTTATCTTCCTCACCAAAAGTTATATCACCATAAGCAGTTCCAATAACAAGATCAACTCTTTCTCCGCCTCTAATTGGAACTAGACTATACAATGCAGAGGTGTTAGATATTTTTAAATCTACAGTTATAGCTGCAGATAGAATATCCTCGTAGTAATCAAATGAAACTACTGCTGGAGTAATGTCAAGACTTTCTACCGCCTTATCTATTGTACTCAATGCAGATATTTTAGATCGAGGAGTTATTAGTATTTTTTTAAAATGAGTCTTTTGGAGTGAAGACATTAACTAGCACCTAAACTATGGAGTTGGAATAAAGAGGCGACTGCGCCTGGATCTGTCGCAATGATCAATGGGGTGTCTGATTCTGCGGAATGTTGTGCCATTACAGGATTTGATGATGAGGAGTTTGGTGCTCCTACAAGTGCTATTACTGGGGCACCTCCATCTCCGTTACCAGAAGGATCATCATAAGACATATATTCACTTGGAATCTCAACACCTCTCTTGGGCGTTTCAATAGATGACACATCAGTCTTACTTTCCTTTTTCATCATAATCTTTGATGCAGCTTCTTTCTTGGTTATACTACCATCATTGTTAAGATCTAAACCTTTGTTAGCCTCATATCTTCCTATAAATTTTTCTTCACTAGCACCCTCACCGAAGAGAACAAAGTCATCTGACTTACCAACTGCTCTAGGAAATAATATACTCATGTAAAGATCAGATAAGTCACCTTGTTTTCCATCCAAACGTCCAGCTAGATTTGTTTCAAGATACTCGTCAATATATTTTATCTGTTCTGCTCTAGACATTCCAGCTAATTCCCCAGTGGTAGTTCCCAAAGATTCTGCTGTTGAAGGTAAGAACTGTATCAAACCAGTAGCACCAGATCCATAGATATTTTTCTGTGCTGGATCGAATGTTCCTCCTGTTTCAAAATCCATAACAGCAAGAAAATTCTCAGGTGGCATATTATATTTTTCTGATAACATATTAATACCAGCCATGAACTCCTCATCTGCTGCAACATCTGCTGGAAGTGAATAGTTTATGGGTTGTACAACATTGCCAGTCATGGTTTGCACTGGTTGAACTTTGGTGACACGGACTGGTAAGACCTTCTCTTTTACTTCATCCTCACTTTTTTGATGAAAGGGATTCTTTATATTCATCCACTTAGGTCCTATGTATCCATCACCTTTCTCACTTCCAATCGTCGTCCTTATTGTCTCGGCAAGTTGTGAGTTATTAACAAACTTAGATACCTTCTGGACAACCTCTTTGGTTACTTTGTAAGTATTTTTTATAAAATTTTTAACTTTATCTACAATAGTCTCTTTTTGGCCAAATAAGTATCCTTTATCAACTAAAAACTTAAATCTTTTCACCGCATCTTCATATACATCTAAGTTTAGTTCTTCTTTATTTCTTTTCAACATAGCGATATCACCCTTCTCTTGAGTGGTAAGTTCCTTATCACTATCACCCCCCTCAAGGTTCTCCTCTTTTGGTTTAGCTTGATTTACCTGTGCCTTACTATCTTTTAAGGCATCTTCTTTCCCATCTATAGTTTTATTCAGTTCATCTTGTTTCTTTCCTAGTTGACTTCTTTCTTCATC